CAGTCGGATTGGTAGGGACGGAGTTCGATCATGTAATTAACCTGCCCTGACGCTGCGCGTCTTCGATGCGCATGCACGCCGTGTCGAAGTGGCCGGAATCGATCTCGCATCCGATGAAGGCGCGGCCGAGGCTGGCGCAGGCAACGCCGGTTGTCCCACTACCCATGAAGGCATCCAGCACTGTGCCGTTCGCCTTAACGCTGGCGAGAATCTGGCGCTCCATCAGCCAAACAGGCTTAGGGGTTGGGTGATCTTCTTTCTCAGCGGTTGGACCGCGCCACACTGGAGCCTTGCAGAACTCGGCGAAATGCGCGCCAGCTCGCTTGCCGTAAACGCAGCATTCCAGCGCGGATAGCCACAAGTGCTGCCCGTTCATTGGCGATGGGTTGGACTTCTCCCACACGCCAAGGCGGGTCGAGTAGCCAGCGGCCACAAGGCCAGCGCGCAACTCGCTAACCTGTTCTATTCCGCACCAGACGTATACCGACTGCCCCAGCGCCAGCACTTGCAACACTTCGGACAGGTCGCAGGTTTCTTCATCCGCCGCGCCCTTGTCCAAGTTCCTCAAGCCGGACGACGCGCGGTTAACTTCCCCGTAGGGAATATCGGTAATCACCGCATCCACCTTCGGCAGCGTGGGCAGTATCTCGCGGCAGTCGCCGAGGTAGAGCGTGGCGTTTCCAATGCGCTCAATACGACTCACCAGGGCAACTCCTTCATCCACTCGTCAACCTGCTCTTGCGTCGGAAGCGGCTCCGGTGCGGAGTTATCCGGCGCTACCCGTTCGCGCCTTAAGCGCCGCACTTGCCCGCGCGTGGATGTCTTCAAACTTGGCGCGCTGGTCGAGTCGCTTTGATTCTCGGTACAGGCTGGCGAATTTGACTTCATCGCGGAGTTGGTCCAGCGGCATTGTGAGGAAGGGGTCGGGCTGGGCTGGGGTGGGTTTCATTTGCGCCGGAGTGAGGCGCGGTGGCGAAGGAATTAGCGCCCGTATCGCCGGGCCACGCGGGCAGTTGATCCGTAACCAGTGGCTTGCCATCGCGTACTGGGTAGCAAGCATTGGCTTGCGGATTCGGTGCAGCGGGCATTGCTTGGAATGGGCGGTCTGGAGTGGAGTTCATATCGCGGCTGCAAATGGTGCAGCGGGCCGCGTTGCGTACGGCTCTCCCGTTTGACTTGCGAGGCGGAAGCTACCCATGCCTTTGAAACAAGCCGCGTCCGTGTTCGATGCACGGGGGAGGGTTTCGAGCACTCCGGTCTTATCCCGGATGCCGCTGCGTTGAAGTTGGCGCCGACCGCCCGGTTGTGCTGTCGATCCTTGGCCTGCCGAGTGCGCAAACTGCGCTCGCCAATCGGCGTCGTGGCAGGCGGGATCGATCTCAGGTTTCAGCCCGGAATCGGTCGGGCGGTCGGCATTGAAAGTATTCAAAACACGCGCACCGTTTTCATCGGGCGCCCGCGAAGCACATCCGATTCGTCCACGTTCTCCGCGCACGACTGGCACACGGGAATGTTGGTCAACTTGTGCCAGTACGCAGTGGGCGTCTCGCAAAAGATGCAGTCTTCGAGCATCTGGCCGGCCCACTCTTTTGATTCGAGCTGGACGGGAATCATGGATGCGGGTCTTCCGAGCCAGTGAAATACTCCGGCCCAAAATGCGAGCAAATCGCAATGCCGGCGAGGATCAGCATCAGCGGGATTCCGGGGATTAGGAGCAGGTAGAGCGGGTTCATGCGGCCTTCCTCCGTGACTTCCTGCCGGCATTGGTCGGCACCCCAAACACATCAGGCCGCAGCAAGCGCAAGAACCGTTCCTGCACGCGCGGGATGCCCTTGTGCCGCCACTCTGACACGGACTGCGGCTTGATCTCGCACAGCTTCGAGACCGCTACTGTTCCGCCTAAGTCGTCAATGATCTTGGATGCGTTCATGCTGCCATGCTATGCGGGAGGCTTTCGGCCGTCAAGCAAAAAGTTTCGGGTTGCCTACAAAAAGATGTTGACTTGGTGTGTAGGCTGGCCGATAGTGAACGTCACTTTGACGAGGGGATGTTATGAGCTACGCGGAGTTCATCAGTCGCAAGCTGTCCACTGTTCCGGCTACCGGGATTGTCGGCGCGTTCGACTTGCCCGATTCACTGTTCCCGCATCAATCGGCGCTCACGAAGTGGGCAGCGAAGCGCGGACGCGCGGCGATCTTCGCTGATACCGGGCTCGGCAAGATGCGCATGGAACTGGTCTGGGCAGACATTGTGCGCAAGTACACCAGCATGCCGGTGATGATCCACACGCCGCTGGCGGTAGCGCAACAACTGGCCGCAGAGGGCCGCAAGATCGGCATTGAAACGACAGTATGCCGCGAGCAGTCCGACGTGACGGACGGCATCAACATCATCAACTATGACCGCTTGCACAAGATCGATACTTCGGTCTTTGGCGGCGTAGTCCTGGACGAATCAGGATGCATCAAGCATTCGTCGTCGCGCACGTTCCAGATGCTCACGGACGCCTACCGCACGACGCCGTTTAAGCTCCCGGCGACAGCGACGCCAGCGCCGAACGACTGGACCGAGCTTGGAACGCACGCCGAGTTCTTGGGCATCTGCACCAAGGCGGAAATGCTTGCCGAGTTCTTCTGCCACGACGGCGCGGAAACTCAAGTCTGGAGGCTCAAGGGCCACGCTCGCGCGCTATTCTGGAAATGGGTCGCCACATGGGGCGCGATGGTCCGCAAACCGTCAGACCTTGGCTTCGCTGATGATGGCTACATCCTGCCTCCGCTGAATGTCCATGAGCATTCGATTGACTTCGAGATGCCGACCAACGGCCAGCTATTCGCGTCGGAGGCGCAGACGCTGAGTGATCGTCGGCTGGCGCGGAAGCTATCGGCTGAATTGCGCGTCAAGGCATGCGCTGACGTGGTAAACGCCGAGCCTAACGAGCCGTGGCTGATCTGGTGCGACCTGAACGCAGAAGGCGACGCGCTGACCAAGGCCATCGATTGCGCTGTGCAGGTAGCCGGCGCTGACGATATAGACGTGAAGGAAAAGCGCCTGATCGACTTTGCCGAAGGCCGCGCCCGTGTTCTGGTCAGTAAGCCATCCATCGCCGGCCACGGCTTGAATTTTCAGCACGCCGCGCGCATGGCTTTTGTCGGCGTGACCGATAGCTACGAGGCTTACTATCAGGCGGTTCGCCGTGAGTGGCGATTCGGCCAGACTCGCCCGGTAAACGTCCACATCTTCGCCAGCAAGGCCGAGGGCGCCGTGTTGTCGAACATCAAACGCAAAGAGGCGGAATCCGCCGAAATGGCAGAGCAGCTATCGGCAGAAACGCATGATGCCGTCGTCGCCAACGTACTCGGGCTTGCCCGTGAAACCAACATCTATAACGCTGCGCATCGGGTTTCGCGCCCAGCGTGGCTCGGAGCATAACCATGAACTGCATCGATCAGACCATTACGGACAAGTGGGCGATTTACAACGGAGACTGCGTGGAAGTGCTGCGCGGACTGCCGGCCGCAAGCGTTGACTACTCGATCTTCTCGCCGCCGTTCGCTTCGCTCTACACATACTCGAACTCTCCGCGCGATATGGGCAACGTCCGCAACGATGCTGAGTTTTTCGAGCATTTCTCGCACCTTGTGACCGAGTTGCGCCGAGTTATGAAGCCGGGCCGAAATGTCAGCTTCCACTGCATGCTTATTCCGACCAGCAAAGAGCGCGACGGCTATATCGGGCTGAAAGACTTTCGCGGTGATCTGATCCGCGCGTTTCAGTCGGCGGGCTTCATCTACGCATCAGAAGTCTGCATATGGAAAGACCCGGTTACGGCGATGCAGCGTACCAAGGCGCTCGGGCTGCTGCACAAGACCGTTCGCGGAAACGCAGCCATGAGCCGCCAAGGCATCCCGGACTATCTCGTGACCATGCGCGCACCAGGCGAATGCAGCGAGCGTGTGCGTCACTACCGCGATGAGCAAGAGTGTCGCGATGAGTGCGCCGAGAACGAGCTCAGCTATCAGGATGAGCAATCACGCATCTACCCGGTGGACAAGTGGCAACAGGTCGCGTCGCCGGTCTGGACCGATATAAACCCGAATGACACGTTGCAATATCGGTCAGCGCGCGAACATGACGATGAGCGGCACATTTGCCCGCTCCAGCTTGAAGTAATCAGACGCGGTGTCGAGCTGTGGACGAATCCGAACGACGTTGTTCTGACGCCATTCTGCGGCATCGGTTCCGAGGTTTATGTCGCCGTTGAAATGGGCCGGCGCGGCATTGGTGTTGAGTTGAAGTCGAGTTACTACCAGCAGGCCATCGCCAACCTTGGCGCGATGGCGAACCAAATCGACCTTTTCGAGGTGTGAAATGAAATTTGACGACGAAGACCACGCTGCCCTTGTCGATCTTGCCGACGAAGCTGGAATCGGCAAGTGGGATACCTATGCGGCATTGGCCGAAAAGGTAGCCGACAAGCTGGAGGATTTGCGCAACGAAGTTTGCGAAGCTGAAACGGCGGCCGACACTGCTCGCAACAATACGATCAGTGCAGAAGAATGCGCCGACGACTACGAATCCATCCTGCGCGAAATCTGCCGCACCCTTTCGCCGCGCGCACTCCGAAAGCCGGACGAGCGCGAAGTTGCCGACCTGATCGCATCCGCCCGCGAAGTCCTCGCACAACACGGAGTCACGCCATGAAACTCACCTGCACCAAGGCCGAATTGCTCGGCCCGCTGTCCCGCGTCGTCGCGGTCGCCAATCCCAAGTCCACATTGCCGATTCTCGCGAACGTATTACTCCGCGTGGCCGGCGGAAGGCTGTCAATGACGTGCTCCGACCTGGAATCGGAGTTGGTATCGTCGATCCCGGTTGACGGCCCGGATGGAGCAATCACGGTCCCGGCCCGCAAGATGCTGGATGTGGTCAAGGCGATGGCGGATGCGCCGATCAGTCTCGCGACGGATGGTGAAAAGCTGATCGTGAAGTGCGGACGCTCGCGTCACCAGTTGGTCACGCTCCCGGCCAGCGAGTACCCGGCCAGCGAGGCGGGCGCATACAAGACGACGGTCACGGTTGACGCCGCAGAGCTCCGCGGCCTGATTGACCGCGTGGACTTCGCCATGGCCGTGAACGACGCGCGCTTCTACCTCAACGGAACCGTGATCGAGATTCGATCCGATGGCATCCGGTGTGTTGCGACTGACGGGCACCGCATGGCCTACGCTGGCGCGTCTGGCGACGTTTTGCACTCCGTCATCGTGCCGCGCAAGGCGATCCTCGAAATCTCCCGGATGCTCGATTCTGGCGCCGTGGAGATCAGCATCGGCGAACGCGCGATTCGCGTCACCAGCGGCGGCAATGTGGCTACGTGCCGACTGATTGATGGGCGTTACCCGGAATACGAGCAGATGGCTGTGCGGCCGCCAACCACCGCGATCTGCAACCGCCAAGAACTGATCGACGGCCTGCGCCGGGCTTCCGTTCTGTCCAACGAAAAGTATCGCGGCGTGAAGCTGGAAGTCAGCCACGGCGCCATCGCGATCACGTCGGGAAATGCCGAAAACGACGCATCGTCGGAAGTGGTGGACGCCAGCGACTGCGCAGAACTGTCCGCTGCATGGAAGGTCGACTATCTGCTTGATGCACTCGGCGCGCTGTCGTGCGAGCGCGTTGAACTGTGCGTTGAAGGCGGGCAGCGGCTCTTTGTCACAGACGGCGAGTCGGTTCACGTCGTCATGTGCTTGCGCATGTAGTTCCCGATAAACGGTAGTTGCAAACGGCGATGATAGGTGTAGGCTTACCTACATCGCCACACAGTGGCAGGGATGGGGCAGAACGAGATGACGACCAAGACCGCGCGGGCCGAGTCACTGGCAAAACTGGAAATGTTCCGCCGCGAACTGCGCAGCATGCTGGCCGCGTGCGATGACCTTGAGTCGCTTGCGAAGCGCGGGCAGGACTGGGGCGTTACTGGTTCGATCAACGCCGCCTTTGACCTGCTGATTGAGTGTCAAGACGCCATGCGCGACACGCTCGCCTAAGCCACTTGTCGATGCGCCTTCGGGCGCATCAGCAAGCCACGTAACCCTCCCCACTCGCGCCGGGAATAGGAGATAGCAAGTGAAAAACTCGGAAGGCTACGAACTCAAGGCGTCGCACGTCCCGGCAAGCTGGGGCGATGACTTCGCATCTGTGCGAATCGAAAAGGCTGGGTGCATGAGTTTCAGTGTCTACCCGCTGACGGCTTCGGATCTGCGCGAACTGGCGGGCGAGTTACTGGCCTGCGCCGGCAAGATGGACGCCGCTGCTGCTGACAACCAGCGCCTTAATTCCGCCGTCGCCGAAGCGATGTGGGAAGGTGCGTTGTGAGCCTCAACGGAATCAGTCAGCGCTACAGGCCCGGCGTTCTGGCGGTCAGTCCGCCCGACGAAATCGAAATGCCAGACGAGTATCTGACGAAGGCACGTGAGGAAATCCGCGCCGACAAAGGCTGGATCGCCGATCAGATCGCCGAAGGTATTGATGAAACCATCGTCGATCTGCTGGCCGACACCGGATGCAACAACCAGCGAGTGCGCGACGAAGTGCTGTGCAATCGGTTGCGCGCCATCGTCGCCCAGGCAATCGAACGCGAAGCACCCGACCTCGCCGAATCGCTCTGGAAACGTGACATTGAAGCAAGCCAAGACGCCGCCGCGGAATACGCTGCGGATCGTGACTAACCGATTACGAGGATTGACCGATGAGCGGATTTACCTGGATCGAACCAACATCGTCACGCGGCAGCAACCCGGATAGCTCGCACTTGGTATCCGTCACAGTTTCGCCTGAGTCGCGCGATGGCAGATCGGCGATGCGCTTGGCGATTGCCATCTACCCGGCTGGCTTGAAGCTGACGCGCTGGATCAAGGGCGACAAGGTTGTAGTTGGCTATGACAGCGAATCGAAGATGTTGGCGATCAAGCGAGTAGCCAACGGCTACGCCTTGTCGAACAACGGCGGATCGAAAAAGTCCAACTCTGTTCGCACAAGCGTCCCGGCCCCGGCTGGACTTGCCGAAATGCGAATCTATCGCCCGACACAATCAGACGTGCAGTTGATCGACGGCATGCTGGTTATCTCGCTGCCAAAGGGAGAGTGAGCCATGGGAACCCTGCATTTCTTCCCCACCGAACGCTTCGCGGGCATGACCCGCGCCACGGAACAACCGCACCCGGTCGAACGTCTGGCAGCCTGGATCCGCAAGGCCGCACACATTCGCGCCAGCGCGTCCCTCGGTTGCGAAGTGTCGCTTGAGCTGGCCCCAAACATCGTCCCGATTCGCCACCGCACCAAGTCCGACGAGATGGCCGCAGCCGTGACCGACTACTGCCATCGCAAGGGCTATCCGGGTCATGTCGTATCGGACTGCATCCGGGTCGGCTTGATGCGGATCAAAGAGGGTAAGTCTGTGGCGAGCGCGATTCAGTCGGCGAAGGCGCGTGCGGATTTTGCGCAGACGTTCGGGCCGAAATCGCCGAGTGCAGCATGACCATCGGCCAGCGAATCCGCGCACTGCGCTCGGCTCACAACATGAGCCAAGATTGTTTCGCGCTACATGCCCGAGTCAGCCAATGGACGATCAGCTCAATCGAGCGCGGCAAACACACGCCATACCCGAGGACGCTTGAGCTGGTAGAGGCGGCGCTGACGAAGATCGAAAAACGAAGGGGAAGGAAGTGAGCGAGTTGGTAGTGCAACAAACTGGCGCGCTTGCCAAGACGCTGAACATTGCCGGCGATGCTGCCGAGCTTGTGGCGGTTCTCAAGGCGACCGCATTCAAGGGGAATGTGTCCGATGCGCAGATGACCGCTCTGCTGGTCGTCGCGAATCAGTATGGCCTTTCGCCCTGGACCAAGGAAATTTACGCTTTTCCTGACAAGAACAACGGCATCGTGCCCGTCGTTGGCGTCGATGGCTGGTCGAGGATCATCAACTCGCACGACCAATTCGACGGCATGGACTTCGCGCAGGACGACGAGTCCTGTACCTGCACGATATACCGCAAGGACCGCTCACACCCAATCCGCGTCACGGAATGGATGGCAGAGTGCCGCCGCGCCAACGTAGGGCCGTGGCAGTCGCACCCCAAGCGGATGCTGCGGCACAAGGCAATGATTCAATGCGCGCGGCTGGCGTTCGGTTTCGTGGGCATCTATGAGCAAGACGAGGCTGAGCGGATTGTCAATGCTGATTACACCGTGGTTCCGGTTGCCGGAGATGGCAAGGCCGAGTCATGGGTCAATGCGATGACCGCAGCCGCCACCATGGGCGATCTGGCAAAGATTCGCGCCGACTGTGCTACGGACTACGGCAGCACCAAGGACGTGCCGCAGGCTGTCCGCGCTGCGTTCAGTGCGCGCAAGGCTGCGATTGAATCAGCGCCCGCCGCCGAGGTCTTGGAAGGCGAGCCGGCATGAGCGCATACGATCCGGCGAAGTGTGCTGAGCGCCTTGGCAAACTGACCGCCAGCAAGGCGGCAGTCATCATGGGCAAGCTCGACACAAGTGGACTTGCCACATACGTCAAAGCCCTTGCGTGGGAGCGCGTCTATGGCGCCCGTGACGAAGAGTACAAGTCAGACGCAATGCAGCGCGGCAACGACTTGGAGCCGTCTGCGATCGACTGGTACGAGTTTGAGACTGCCGCGACTCTGACGCGCACGCCGGGCTTTATGCAGCATCCGACAATCCCGTACGTCGGCGCGTCACCCGATGCGCTGCGCGATGGAATGACCGTGCAGGCCAAGTGTCCTGGCCACGGCGCGTGGATGGAAGTCATGCGGACGCGAGAGATACCGAGCGAGTACCGCTGGCAGTGCCGCTGGGAACCGTGGGTCGCTGGCGTGTCGCGCATGGAGTTCTTTGTTTGGCATCCAGCAGCGGGCGGAATCATCGTGCCGGGAATCGTCACGCCAGAAGAATGCGACCAAATGGCCGAACGCGCCGCTATTGTCGATGCAATGGTGCAGAAATGGGTCGCGATATTGACCGACACCACCGGGAGACTGGCGGCATGAGCTACACGGACGCGACAGACCAGGTGCTAGCCGTGCTGGATGACTTCAAGATCGCGGCATTTGAAAACGATGAGCAATATGAAGCGCTCGCGAATGCAATCCGCAAGGCCATTGCCATGCACGTTCGTCCCGGCATGGCCGACCCGCTGCAAGACTCCGGAGTGCAAGGACTCGCGCAGCTCGGCCGCAATGCGATTGAACGTGTTGCGCAACTTGAGGCCGAACTCGCCGGCTACGTCGAAGCCAATCGGCACATGAAAGGCGAACTAGACGACGCGCTAGAGGATGCGCGGAAGTATTCGGAGGCGCAGCGGGAGATTGCGCGGCTGCGGGATCGGCTCGATGCGGCACTGTCGCAGAGTTCGCTGTTCGGCGATGCACTACACGCAATCATCAACCGATGCGAAGGCATGGCGAACCGGATAGCCCGCGCCGCACTCGCCCAGGTTGCGGAGGTGCCCAATGGCTGAGTTGAAGGTTGGCGACAAGATTGCAACAGACACGCGATATGGCCGTGGCGTGGTGATTCACACCATCGAAAAAGAGACGCCGACAATGTGGGTTTGCGAACACGTCAAGTTCCGCAAGGATGGATTGCGAATTGTTGGGCGCGATACATGGTGGCCGTTCGCCGGCCGCATTCCATCAGATGCCGACCTGATGACTTCGCGCGTGTCTCGCGCCAGCGACCGTATCAGCAAGGTGCGCGTAACCGCCGCCAACATTGACGCCGCGGAAGCATTCATTGCCGCGTGCGCGACACTACCGGAGCCGCCAAAGTGAGCCAGCCCCAACGCTTCGTCCTTCGCTCAAACGACACAGTGCGCGTCAACGTGCTGGCGAATTGCATCGCGTTCCTTCGCGCGCTGTCGCCCGCCGAGTCTCACCGAATCGAAATCAAGCCCGTATCCGACCGGCGAACGATCAGCCAGAACGCGAAGATGTGGGCGATGCTGAGCGACATTGCGCGTCAGGTTATGTGGCCGATCAACGGCGTGCCGACGCACATAACGCCAGAGGATTGGAAAGACCTGATAACCGCGGGGCTCGCAAAACACCAGCGAATCGCGCAAGGACTTGAAGGTGGCGTCGTCATGCTCGGCAGTCGCACCAGTCGGATGAGCAAGAAAGAACTTGCCGAGTTGATCGAGTACATCTATGCGACCGGCGCAGATCGCGGGGTTGTGTGGGATGAGGCCACGGAATACCTGGACGATCAAAACCACGGCCGATGGGCAGATGACCAATAACCGGAGAAGCGCCATGACCGCAGCCCAAGAAATGTTCCACGCCGCCGACGCAATCCAGCACAAGCCGATCCGCGATGACCAGTGGGCAGAAGGCGTCGAGTGCTACCAGCGCGCCAAGTTGATGACCGATGCGGTGAGCGATCTGGTCAAGGCATTTGCCGAGCAGACTGGCAAGACGACCACCGCGATTCGATCCGTGCTCAAGGCCAAGGCCGATAGCAAGGAAAGCGAGATGCGCGACGATTTGCAGGGTCGGCTTGAATTGCTCGGAGGTGGAGAATGAGCACCAATGATGGCGGGCCGGCTTTTACTCCGGGGCCGTGGGACGCAATCGAACGCGGCGCATATACCGACTATGACGGCAATAGCCGCGTAATCATTGGCGACGATATGCGGATATGCGTCGTTCATCACCACGGGAAAGCGCGAGACGAAGCCAACGCCCGCCTAATCTCAGCAGCGCCGGATATGTACGAGGCGTTGAAAGAACTCGCCGAGTGCTCGCAATACTGGAGCGATTACGACGTGCCGATTGGCATCCATGATCGGATTGTGGCCGCACTAGCCAA